TTGCCAGCTTTGCGTTGCCATGCTGGTGTCTTAGCCATCTGCCAATGCTCTCATACGATCCACTAAACGTCTAGCCCTGTTGGGAACCTGAGTATACCACCGCGAGTCTACCATCTCGTCCGCTGCCTTGTTCCAGTCTCTAGCATCTACGCCAGCCTTCATACCCTTAAACTTGGATAGCCGGGGCCGTCCCATGTTGAACATCATGTTAGCTATGATGTGTTGGCACTCTTCTGGCAGATCATCAAAGTCATCATACAACACACGGCACTCGTCAAGAGTCACAGCCATGTCAAGAGCAAACAACTGACGCACACGCTCTTGTTCAACCGTGGTGCCGACAGGTTTACCGTACTCTTCATCTGACTCAGTAATTAAATGCCCGATACCGCACGTTTCCAGACCGTGCGTGTCTAGGTATATCTCGTACTTGCAGCCTTCGTCTTCGGCTATCTCTTCGCGTAGCTTATCTTTGTTCATTTCTTCTTCTTTGTGGCTGTCTTCTTTTTCTTCTTGCTACCACCGCGTAGCAAATCAGCATCAGCTTTTCTTGCACCACCTTTGCCAGACACAAAAGATTTTACCCTGCCCATAGCCCACTGATGTGCTGATACCTTTGGCCTAGAGCCTGATGAATAGTATGCACCCAGCCCACGCTTGTAGACCTTATTGAGAGTTGCTTGAGAATACCGTGATGCGCCTGAAATGCTTGCAAACCTAGACATTATCCCTTGCTCCTCTGCTTGCTAATACGATCCATCATAGCCGGGGTCAGCTTGCCCTGCCGATACAGCTTAGCAGTACGCTTGATCTCTGCCTCACGCTTCTTTGGGTTTTTTGCGCCGCGCACATACTTTTTTGGCACAC